CTCACATTCAACCCAACATCAGACCTTGCAAACAATACAGTTTACATCGTTACAGTTGGTGGCGTAGTAGACATCTACAATCAAGCACTTGCGGCTACAGTAAAGAACTTTACAACTGTTGCTGGTTAACATTAACTAATACTATAATAAGAGCCCCAATCCACAATGGAGAAGGGCTCTTAAAAATATCAATCTTAACTTTGAAAGGAGTTAACCAAATGCTTAAGAAAACTATGAAATACGTTGATTTCGATGGAAATGAAAGAACTGAAGATTTTTACTTCAATCTAACAAAAGCTGAAGTAACTGAAATGGAATTATCTATTGATGGTGGACTTGCCAAAATGATAGAAAAAATCGCGGCAACGCAAGATTCTAAGAAAATTGTTGAGATATTTAAGGATTTGATCCTTAGATCCTATGGAGAGAAATCCCCAGATGGTAAACGTTTCATAAAGAACCAAGAGCTGCGAGATGGATTTGCTCAAACGGAGGCTTATAGCGATCTGTTCATGGAACTCGCTACTGACGCCGATGCAGCATCTAACTTTGTAAACGCAATTGTTCCACCGCCAATTAATAATATTTAAATTTGATAGGAGGCCAGACTGATGTTAAAGATAACGATACCTAGTATCGAGTTGTATGACGAAACAATAAATGAATTTGTTTCCTCCAAAACACAGGAATTAAACTTAGAACACTCTCTGGTCTCCATTTCAAAATGGGAGTCGAAATGGCATAAACCGTTTTTATCTAAAAATGAGAAAACCTTAGAAGAGACGATTGACTACATAAGATGTATGACTGTAACGCAAAACGTTAGCGAACACACATACAAATTCATATCAAACGATAACGTAAAACAAGTTCGGGATTACATAGAAGCTGAGATGACAGCTACAACCTTTTGTAACGATAAAAAGGCCGTGAACAAAGAAGTAATAACTGCTGAAATAATATACTATTGGATGATCGCTATGAATATTCCTTTCGAATGTCAAAAATGGCATTTAAATCGTCTATTAACCTTGATAAATGTTTGTAATATCAAAAATAATCCTCCGAAAAGGATGAGTAAGAAAGAAACAATGCAAAGAAACGCGGCGTTAAACGCATCTCGAAGGAACTCATTACGTAACGAGGGGTGATAAAATGATAAGATTCAAACATAGTGGTAATTTTAATAAGACAGAAAGGTTTCTTCAAAATAGTAAATCTTCCAATTATTTGCATTTACTAAATAAATATGGAAAAGAAGGCGTTGATGCTTTATCGTTAGCGACGCCTAAAGAATCAGGAGAGACAGCAAATTCTTGGGATTATAAAATATCAACATCAAATAAGAGAACTACTCTATCCTGGACAAACTCTAATATAATTGAAGGTGCGCCAATTGCAATATTAATTCAATATGGTCATGCCACGATGAATGGAGGATACGTTCAAGGATTAGACTATATAAATCCGGCAATTAAACCTATTTTTGAAAAACTATCAAATGAATTGTGGAAGGGGGTAATTGGCCAATGAGTAAAAGTGTTGACAATCGTATAGTGTCAATGAGTTTTGACAACAAACAGTTTGAAAACAATGTGCATACGACAATAAAATCTCTTGATGATCTTAAAAAAGGTTTGAAACTAGATGATGCTGCTAAAAGTTTACTTAATCTAGATAGAATAGGTAGATCGTTAGCCTTATCTAGTATAGCTGAAGGCGTCGAACGAATTTCAAGTAAATTCACGACTTTGGGGATCGTTGGCGTTACCGCACTTCAGAACATCACAAATTCGATTTTAAATACTGGTAAGCAACTTGTATCGTCTCTTACTATTGATCCTGTAAAATCGGGATTAGAAGAGTATGAAACAAAAATGAACGCCATTCAAACCATACTTACAAATACAGAAAAACAAGGGACAAATCTGTCAGATGTAAATACTGCCCTTGCCGAGCTTAATGAGTACTCAGATAAGACAATATACAATTTTGCACAGATGACGGATAATATCGGAAAGTTTACAGCCGCAGGATTGGACCTAGAAGATTCTGTTACCACTGTAAAAGGGTTGGCTAACGTCGCTGCTGGATTTGGAGTAGACGCTACTAGAATGGCTGGCGCCACCTATCAAATGTCACAAGCGTTATCAGCGGGAGTAGTCAAGTTGCAGGACTGGCGGTCGATGGAACAAGCTAGTATGGGCGGTACAAAGATTCAGGACGCTTTAAGAAAAACGGCTAAAGAAATGGGGATTGTAGTAGATACTACTAAATCTTTTAGAGAAACATTAGAAAGTGGATGGTTAACTTCTAAAGTCTTTGTTAAAACCATGGATAAAATGGCAAAAGATGAATCCTTAATCGCCGCCGCTCAAAACGTAACAACATTTACAAAATTATTCGATACTATGAAAGAATCAGTTGGTTCTGGATGGGCTGTATCGTGGGAAAAGATAATTGGTAATAAAGACGAATCAACATATTTGTTAACTAGCATAAGTAATGCGTTCGGAGCAATAGTTGGTCCAGCAGCAGAAGCACGTAACAATATGTTAGAGTTTTGGAGTGCTAACGGCGGTAGATACGCTATAATAGAAGCCATAACTAATTCATTCACAGCTCTTAAATCAATATTAAAACCAATAACTGAAGCGTTTAGAGATATATTCCCACCAATGACGGGTAAACGTCTAGTTGAAATCTCGTTCGCTATAAGAGATTTAACAAGAAACTTCAAAATAGGAGAAGAAACCTCTTTAAATTTAAAACGAACATTCAAAGGATTATTTGCGGTTATTGATATTGGATTAAAAGTTGTTACTGCGATAGCTTCAGGTATAGCTTCGTTTATTAAATTTCTTCTTCCTGCTGGAAACGGAATATTATATTTCACCGGATCAATTAGCGATTTTATCGTAGCCCTTGATGATACAATAAAATCATCAGATGCATTTAACAAAGCAATAAAAGCGATAGGAACTTTTCTAAAACCAGTTGCAGAAGGTGTTAAAAAGGCAGTATTGACAATTATTAACTTTGTTAAATCCTTAGGAACGATCGATCTAAGTCAATTAGATTCGTTCAGAGAAAAGACAGCATCGGCGTTTGCTCCTTTAATAAAACTTGGTGATCTAGTACAGACAGTATTCTCTAAAATAAAAGAAATATTTTCCAAAATAGCTCCAATATTTATTAAGATAGCAGATCTTACAGGACAGGCCTTTAACAAAATTCGTGAAAATTTATCAAGTTCTTTAAGTAGTATGACTCTTGATGATTTCATGAAAATATTAGGTAGTGGCGCATTAGTTACTATTGCTTTAGGAATAAAAAAGTTTTTTGATATATTATCCGACCTAACAAGCAAAGGTGGAGAGATATTAGATAGCATAAAAGATATTCTCGATGGGGTAAAAGGTAGTTTAGAAGCCTATCAAAAGAATCTAAAAGCCAATGTTCTTCTTAAAATAGCAGGCGCAATGGCGATCTTAACTGCCGCTATAATAGCTTTGACTTTTATTGACCCGCAGAAATTAAAGACTTCATTACTAGCAATGACTGTCACTTTTACCGAATTAGTCCTAGCTATGGCCATATTAGATAAAACATTTACCGGAGTTGGTACTATAAAGATGTCGGTTGGTTTGATCGCCTTGTCGACAGCCATCTTAATTCTTTCTTCCGCGATGGTTAAGTTTTCCACTTTATCTTGGTCTGATATTGGAAAAGGAATTGTAGGTATAGCTGCGTTATCGGCAGTAATGGTGGCTTCAGCTAGACTATTAGCAGCAAATACCGGTAAGGTTATAAAAGGTCTTTTAGGTCTTTTAGCCTTTGCGCAAGTTATATCTATGCTCACTAAAAGTGTAAAAGAGATAGGAACACTTAATGTGGAGGAATTATCTAAAGGTTTAATAGGTCTAGGATTAATAATTGGAGAGTTAACCCTTTTCGTTAAGGCTACAAAAATGGGAAAGGATAGTGTCAAAATAGGACTAGGTTTATTGATCCTCGCACAAGCCTTAACCGTTCTAGCCTCAGCAGTTAAACTATTTGGTGAAATTAATTTTGGAACATTAGTGCAAGGTCTTGGGGCGATTACAATTATGCTTGGAGTTCTTGGGTTATTCACAAAATTAGCAGGGTCGGCTACTGGAATGGTCTCCACGGCAATAGGTCTTATAATCCTATCTAAAGCTATGGGTATATTCAGCGATGTTATTAAGACTATGGGGTCAATGTCTTTACCCGAGTTGGCAAAAGGATTATTGGCT